GGAAAAGGTACTAAAGTTTATACCTCAGCTGCAAGACCTTGAGAGAAAAGTAGCTTCTGAGATACAAGATAATACTAAAGCAAGAGGAGGTCAGAAAGCTTTGTTTGAAGATGGTATTGATGGATTTATGAATCAGTAATATGGATTATTTAGATAGTTTTAATAAAGTCTTTAATAAGAAGTATAAAGGTTATTTTATGAAGAGGGAGTATAGAACTCCTGGGCCTCTTCCTGCTTTGAAAATACTGACTATTGAATTGTGGTTCATAGGATATAGGAATAAAAGGAAGGAATTAGTAGAAACATTTACCTATAAGGGAAGTGTACTTGACACTATGGTTCCACAAATATATAATGACCTTAATAGTAAGGTATTAATGTATCTGTTTGAAAATGTTGATAGACTATTTGTAGAGTATGGTGAAGCTAAATGAATATCAGACCCCTATTCAGGATTTGAATCTGCATCTTTATCCACAGGAGGTGCAGGATGAATTTATGGAATATCTGACAAGTATTCCATTTATTCGTAACCTTACAAGTCCTAATAGACCACACTGTAAAGACTTACCAAGAGATGAGTCAGGTAAAGCTATCATAGATATTACAAATCCACCGATCCTTGATGATATGGATTATTTCCGCCCAATAGCAAAACATTGGGAGAAAGACGGTACACTTACTCACCTCAGACCTAATCCTAATCCAAACAGCGAGTTTGGCAGATGGATGAAAAGGGAAGTAAATAGAATATGGAATGGTATGGTAAGGGAGTCTGACGGTATGTGGATTACTGGTGATGATTACTTTTACCTGAATTATTCACTAATTGAGCTATCTTTAGAGGTGGAAGGTACTGATACAGCAGATCGTATTATAGCTATGCCTAAAGCATGGGAAGGTGTATGGTGGAGACATATATATTGGTATAACGCAAGAAAAGCAGCTCTTAATGCAGCAGAAATAGCAAAACGTGGAGCTAGTAAAAGCTACTCAGTTGCTAGTAAACTCACTAAGATATTCATACTTGGTGATACGTTTAAATCTTGTAAAGGAGTTAAAGCAATGGTAGTAGCTTATGCTAAAGAATATCTCACAAAGGATGGAACTTTAAATAAATTTGAGTTTATGATTGACTCTCTTATTGACCTTGCTCCTTGGTGGCCAAATAAGAGATTACAGAGTTCTTTGAGTGATATGAACTGGCAGATGGGTTATATTGATTCCTCTACTGGAGGTAAAAAGGGCACCAAGAATTTAGTTCTTGGAGTTGCGGTAAAGGATAATCCAGATAAGCCTCGTGGTAAGAGAAGCGTGTTTATTGCTGGTGAGGAGTTTGGTGCATTCCCTAAAATTAGTGATACATATAATGTAATGTTACCTTCTGTAAGAGAGGGTAATAAAGCATTCGGTATGATAGCACTTATTGGTACTGGTGGTTCTGAAGGTAATGACTTCTCCGGTGCTATGGAAATGATTTATAAGCCTAAAGGTTATCATATTCTTGGACTTCCTAATGTATGGGACAAGGTAAATAAAGGTATTGGTGAAAGTATTTTCTTCTTTCCTGCTTATGTCAACAGAGCTGGTTGTTATGATGATAATGGTAACAGTGATGTGACTAAAGCTCTCCTTGAAATCTGTATGGATAGATATAATGCTAAGTACAATACTTCAGACCCAATGCAAGTAGTACGTACTAAAGCAGAGAACCCAATTACAATTCAAGATGCTATCATGCGTAGGGATAACACCATATTTCCTGTAGCAGACTTAATAGAAAGGATAGGAGAGCTTGATGCTAATCCTAATGAATATGATGATGTGTATGTAGGCCAGATGCACATTAAGTCTGATGGTACTGCATATTTTAAACCAAGTAGAGACCTGGCACTACATGAGTTTCCACACAAAGGTAATAAACATGAGGGTGCTGTTGAGATATTCAAGCATCCTGAAAAGAATAGAGATGGTAGAGTATTTGCTGGTAGATATATAGGAGGACTTGACCCTATTGATAATGACCTTGCAAGGAGTACTACTTCTCTTATATCATTCTTTATACTTGATTTATGGACAGACCAGATAGTAGCAGAATGGACTGGTAGATTAGATATGGCTGATGATGGTTATGAGATATGCCGTAGAATGGCCATGTACTATAATGCTAAAATATGCTATGAGAACAATAAGAAAGGTCCATACAGTTACTTTAAGACAATGAACAGCCTGTACTTATTGTCTCCTAACCTTGAATTCCTGAAAGACAGAGATAGGGTTAAAGGTGAGAATTATGGTAATACAGCTTATGGTGTCAATGCAGGTACATTTGTTAATGACTTTGCTAGAGAAAGACTTAATAACTGGTTCAGAAAACCTGTAAAGAAGACTGTTATACAGAATGATCAAGAGGTAACAATAACCAAGATGAATCTATACTACTGTAGGAATAGGGCTTTGCTTCAGGAGGCTAGTCAATGGAATCCTGATGGTAACTTTGACCGTGTTTCTGCTATGGGTATGCTGATGCTCTTTAGGGAAGAGATGCTTATTAAGTATGGTGGTAATCCAATAGAAGCGGAGAAGAAGAAAGAGTCTCAGAAACAAGAGGAGAAAGACGATTACTTTGACAGAAATTGGCATAAGAAAGAATAACAAAAACACTAATAAACTTGTTATTATCGGAATTATATAGTAACTTTGCACCAAAATAGTAATAATATGGCTACGTCTTATAATAATAGAACAGGCTTTCCAAGGCAAATGCTCAGTGACAAACAAAAGACTACTGAGTGGAGAAAGCAGTGTGTTGCATGGGCTGCAAGTAGGTCATTCTTAACTTACCAGCCTATCACCAAGTCTTGTATTCAGAAGCGTATCAATTATGACTTGCTTGAGGGTAAGATTCACATGCCAGACCTTCAAATGGTACTTAATCCATATAAGCTGGATGCTGAATTCATACCAGATAACATTCAACATTACCCTATAATGAACAGCAAGCTGAATGTGCTTGTTGGTGAGGAATTACGCAGACCATTTGATTATAGGGTAATCATTACTAATCCAGAGGCAATTAGTGAGCTGGAAGAGAATAAAAGGAAGGCAGTCCAAGCGGCCATCACTCAGTGGATCCAAGACACATCTATGGATGAAGAGGAGGCTGCTCGTAGGTTAGATGAACAGGGAGAGTATTTTGAGTATGACTACCAAGACTTCCTTGAACTTCAAGCCAATGAGTATTTAAATCACTTCCGTATTGAGCAGAACTTCCCATTGAAGTTCTCTAAAGGATTCCAAGATGTACTTGCCAACGCAGAAGAAATATATCAGTGTGACATTGACTATGGAGAGCCTGTAATGGTTAAGTTGAATCCTCTCAATGTTCATCCATTCCAATCTGGTAATTCAAGTAAGATAGAAGATGCTGATGTAGTTATTATTGAAGAATGGTGGAATCCAAGTAGGATTATTGATACCTATGGAGAGGAGCTTACCCAGAAGCAGATTCAAGCAATTGATGAAATGCCTTATGGTAATGGAGGTCTTGTAGAAGATGGAATGGGACATTATGACCCACGTCTAGCTTTTGTAAACCGAGCTATTGCTGGACTTACCTTTGATGCATCAGGCTCTGAATTCTTTTCCTCTACTGGAGGCTATGGGCATGTTTCTTCACAACCGTATGACATGGAAGGTAACATTAGGGTACTTCGTGTTTACTGGAAATCAAAGAGGAAGATTCAAAAAGTAAAGAGGTATAATAGGGAGACTGGAGCTGTTGAATATAGTTATTTCACTGAGAACTATGTACCTGATAAAGTCATGGGTGAAGAAAGTAAGAACCTATGGATTAATGAGGCATGGGAAGGAACTCTTATTGGTGGTAACTTTAAACCTCTTGATGGTAGTGGTACTGGAGATACACTTGAGGGTGGTATCTTTGTAAGAATGAGGCCAAGACCTATTCAATATAGCAGAATGTCACACCCAGGCAAATGTCACTTTGGTATTATTGGTCAGATTTATAATATGAATAATGACAGACCATATAGCCTTGTGGATATGATGAAGCCTTATAAT